GATGCTGTGAAGAAATATGGCCGAGTGGTAACCATGCTGAGTATTTTTGAAGCTAGAAATACTAGCAGAATCAAAATAGAAATATCTCGTAATAACTTGCTCAGGAAGATCAATGGCTAGATTAATCGTCTACGGAGATAGTTACAGCACACCAGAGTTCTGTGTGAGTGCTCAGGACTCATGGTGGGGACTGCTTGCATGTGCTTTGAAAATTCACGGTGTAGAAAACTACAGCTGGCCTGGCAACAATATTGACAGTATATCACATCTTGTTGTTGCTGGCGCAGGTTTCTCTCAAGATGATTATGTTGTGATTGGTGTTCCGCCCATTGAACGTTTTACTGTGTTTGATCCTGACGGTCAACCCCCCACGCGGTATAGATTTTTTAACAATCTTAAAGAGATGGATCGGCAACCCATACTAGAACACGATGGACTAAGGCAAGTGACCACGCATCAGTTGGGCAAACACTATGTTATGAGCTGGAACCGCAGTTGGCAAGAAGCACAGGTGTTGAGAGAGCTGTTTCTTTTAAAACAATACATCCTGGGCTGGACGCCACATGTGTTGATAGTAAACCTAGCAGAGCCATTTCAGCCCATGACAGACTGGCCAGTGTTGGGCAGTATTCAACAACGATTTCTAGCAGATCCACACAGCATCTTGTTTGAAGACACCTACTATTCTGTTAACAAAGGAGTTAATCGTCCTGTGGACTTTGATGAGTTTGGCTGGCACGGACATCACAGTGCAGTGGGCAATCGTCATTGGTATGACGCTGTGCTGTTACCTAGAATCAAACAGTTGGGGTGGGTATGATTTACTTTGGCGGATGTAGCATTACCATGGGCGCAGGATACCCTGAACAGCAACAAGATCCAAGAATATATGCCAATGTTGTGGCCAGGGCCATGCACACTCATGCTGACAATCAAGCTGAAGGTGGATCCAGTAACTTAAAAATATTCACCCGTGCGGCCAAGGCTCTGTTGGATAGAGCGCACGATGCCTATTTTGTGCAATGGAGTGCGCTACATAGACATTGGATTTATCCCAGTCCCAAACAAGGATTCTACATTGGTAGCTATGCTGACAATGGATTGGCTGATCAATCATTTGTGGCTCAATACCAGTTGCTTAATCACGACTATAGTAATATAATGAGTGTAATAGATTACACAAGGATACTACAACAAATGGCCGATGATGCCAGTTGTGACATTTGGTTTGTGAATGGCATGTTACCCTGGACCAAAGACATGCTGGCAGGAGATGATGCCAGTCAATACGCTCAACAGTTGTATCAAGAACTTTCTGATCAGGAAACTCAAGATTTCAAACAACGCCTACAAAATAATCTTGAACTTGTTGATTGGAACCAATGGATCAATCCTTGGACCAGCATAGCCGACATACAATCCGACAACGCACCCTTGGACACACACCCTGGACCCAACACGCATGCCACACTGGCCAAAATGATTTTAGAGACCATCAACAACATTGATACATAAAGACGAAAGACATTATGAAAGATTATTCAGTAGAAGTCCAGCGACTATTTCTTGAGATTATGTTGCAAGACGCACAGAGCTTTGTGCGAGTGCAAAACATTTATAACGATGAAAACTTTGATCGCAGTCTGCGTAGCGCGGCAAAGTTTATTAAAGAACACGCAGACAAACACAAAACACTGCCAGATCGTAAACAAGTTCGAGCAGTGACTAGCATAAATCTAGAAGAGATTCCCGACCTTAACGACGGTCACCTTGACTGGTTCATGGAAGAGTTTGAAGGATTCACACGCCGGCAGGAGTTAGAACGTGCTATCTTGAAGTCAGCAGACTTGTTGGAAAAAGGCAACTTTGATCCTGTAGAGAAGTTGATTAAAGACGCTGTGCAGATTTCATTGACCAAGGATCTAGGTACAGATTACTTTGATGATCCTAGAGCCCGACTCATGGCGTTGAAAAACAACAACGGACAGAACTCCACAGGCTGGCCAGCTCTAGACAGATTGTTATACGGTGGATTCAATCGCGGAGAACTACAGATCTTTGCTGGAGGGTCTGGTTCGGGCAAGAGTTTGTTCATGCAGAACTTGGCAGTGAACTGGGCACAAGCAGGACTCAATGGTTGCTACATCACACTAGAACTTTCAGAAGGCTTGTGTTCCATGCGTATTGACTCCATGATGACCAATACTTCGTCTAAAGAGATTTTCAAAGACATTGACACAGTGGAAATGAAGGTCAAAATGATGCAGAAGAAGTCTGGAGGTTTACAGATCAAATACATGCCAGCGCAGAGTACTGTGAACGACATTCGTGCTTACTTGAAAGAGCTACAGGTCAAAACAGGCAAGCGTGTGGACTTCTTGTGCATAGACTATCTGGACTTGATCATGCCAGTGAGTGCAAAAGTTAGCCCCAATGACTTGTTTGTCAAAGACAAGTACGTGAGTGAAGAACTGCGTAACTTGGCCAAAGAGCTCAATGTGTTATTTGTCACAGCATCACAGTTAAATCGTGCGGCAGTGGAAGAGATTGAGTTTGATCATTCACACATTTCATGTGGTATTTCAAAGATCAACACAGCTGACAATGTGTTTGGTATCTTTACATCAAGAGCCATGCGTGAGCGTGGGCGTTATCAGATTCAGCTGATGAAGACTCGTAGCTCATCGGGTGTTGGACAAAAAGTTGATCTTGAGTTTGATATTGAAAGTTTGCGTATCAGAGATCTTGGCGAAGATCAACAGCAGAGTTCAGGCTTTGTCAAGAAGCCCAGTATCTACGAATCAATCAAGGCCAAGAGCCAAGTGTCTGAACCAGTGGACGAAGACACTGGAGAAGTTGCCAAAGTTTCAGCTGATGTACAAAGCTCAGCATTGAAAAAGATGTTGAACAATATCAAAGCCAACGGATAATGTACAACGTTGATCAAGTTCGACATGTTCATTTAGAAATATCCAGTAGGTGCAATGCGGCCTGCCCGCTGTGCCCTAGGAACTTCTACGGATACCCCTATAATGACGGGTATGTTGAACATGACATGAATTTGGCAGAAGCACAACGAATATTTTCTAAAGAGTTTCTTTGTCAGATTAATGAAATAAATGTAAATGGAAACTTTGGTGATGCAGTAATGAACCCGCACACTGTTGATATACTTTCTTATTTTAGAGAAAACAATCCCAATCTTTCTATCATAGTCAATACCAATGGCGGTGCTAGAGATCGAGAGTTTTGGCAAGCTCTAGCACATTTAAATGTGCAAGTTCTGTTTTGCATTGATGGACTAGAAGATACCCATAGTCTTTATCGACAAAATACTCTTTATTCTACAGTTGTTCGCAATGCACAAATCTTTATTTCAGCAGGCGGGCATGCTGTTTGGAAAATGATTGAGTTTGAGCACAATCAGCATCAATGGGATCGAGCTCGTGCCCAGGCTGACGCTATGGGTTTTCAGGAGTTTCTGTTGGTCAATCACGGTCGTGACCAGGCCCCGGTTTACAACACACAAGGACAGTTGACACACGTGATTGGACAGCCAAAAACTACAGATTTTAAAGTGCTGTTTGACAACAGAAAAAAAGATCAAGTACTACTTGAAGACATTGTTCCTGGTCGGGCACCTAGTCCTATCAAATGCCAAGTGCAAAAGAAAAAATCTGTTTATATATCCAGCACTGGGGATGTGTATCCTTGTTGCTTTTTAGGGTTTAATCCTAAGGCATACGGGCACGGTAACTATCATCAGGCCGCAAATGGACAAGTCAAGCCGTTGATAAAGAATAATAATGCTCTGGAAAACAGCTTGGACTCGTGTATTTCCTGGTTTTCCGCAGTGGAAAACTCCTGGTCAACGCCCACATTTCAAGCAGGCCGCCTGATCATTTGCAATGACGTTTGTGGACAAAGCCAATAAATATAAAACAAAGGCTTTGTGATTATGCAAAAAAAGACCCGTAGTATATTAGAAGAACTCGATGCTATGTACATCGACCGCGATCGACGACATGTGATAGAAAATCGTGCCAGCAATATCATTGCCAGTGCTATCCGTCTCATGGAGCAGATTGAGCAAACCTACGATGCTGAACAATCAGAAAATCTACAGCGCAAACTGATCAATGCCATAAAGATGCGCGACGCATCCAAGTTCACACGTACAGTAAGGCGCACTGATGAAAGTCAATGACATTGTTAACGAAGGAGTATTCGGCGATTTGCGGGCCATTGGAAAGGCCAGCCAAGCGCAGAATTCTCAAAAAATTAAACAAGCACTCTCTTCGTTCAAAGGAGAGATCACTCCTCAATGGTACAAAGACCTAGCTGACAAAGTAGGCGGCGAAAAAGCCAATC